GGTTCGCACGTTCGCTGCGCTTCGACATGGGGACGGTCGGAGGCGGGCTATCCACTTACGTTCCCGGTACGAAGGACACCAACATGGCTGACGATGACATCCGGAAGGAAGTCGCCGCGCTGAAGTGTGACATGGACGAAATGAAGTCCATGATGAAGAAGCACTTTGGCGAAGGCAAGGAGGAGAAGGAGGAGATGGCGGCGGAAGATATGCTCACGGAGCAGTTCGCGGAGGAATCCGGCGAAGGCGACGGCGTGCATATCGACATTGACTCCCACGGCGAGGAGGAGGAGGAGGAGGAGATGGGTATGTATGCCCGTCCCGGTTCCGCCGACACCTTCGCGCTGCGCCGCGAGAACGCCAAGATGAAGCGCGAACTGGACTCGCTCAAGGCGGAAATCCGCCGTGAGAAGTTTGGCCGCGAACTGGACATCATGGAGAGCGAGGGTTACCGAATCCCCGCCGCCCAGCGTCCCCGGCTGATTGCCGAACTTCAGGCGAGCAATGATCCGGCGGGAACGCTGGAGGGATGGCGGGAACTGTTCACCCGCGACCCCATGAACGTGCGTATCGACATGAGCCGCGCCGCCCTGCCCAGCAGCACGGACATCAACAAGAACGAAATCTCCAGCATGGTCCGCGAGTTTGCTGGCCGTCCTGAAGAATTCGCCAAGGCAATCAACAGCCGCATCAAGCGGTAAACAGGAAAGGAACTACCAATGTCTGAAATGGGATTCACCCCGAACTTCATCGCAAGCGGCGATATCAACCCGTTCCGCTTCGTGGAGATCAACACTTCCACGGCGTTCACGGGCCAGCAGGCCAATGCAGCATCGGACAACGTGCTTGGTGTCACGGATGGCAGCGTCAAGGTGTTTTCGTCATCCCTGCACGCTGCGGCGGGCGATCCGATCACCCTTCAGCCGTCGAACACGGTGCAGGTTGAGGCGGGTGCGGCAATCAGCACCATCGGTACGCTCCTGACTTCGGATTCGGTTGGTCGGGCCGTGACTGGTGCATCTACTAACGTGTGCTACTACATGGCACTTGAAACTGCTGGCGCAGCGGGCGACATCATCCGTGCGTTCCGCTTCGGCACTCGCGTTGTCTAAAGCCATTACCTACAAGGAGGAAACACAATGGCATTCTCTGTTGTCGGTGGTGGACTTTCGACGTACGTCCCGTCCACCAATGATCTTGCAACGGGCGCGCTTCAGGTGGAGTTCACCCGAAGCGTCAACTCGTTTGCTATCTCGCGCTATGCGCAGATCGTCCCCGTCACCAAGATGACGGGTTACTACTTGCGGCAGGACACGAATGACAACATTCGTCTTCAGGCCACCACAAACGAATTCGCTTGGCCGCTCGGCAACGACCGACCCACGGGCAAGCAGAATGCGTTTGACTTCTTCCAGTACGCCACGCAGCGTTTCGCGTTCCCCTTCTACATCCCGCAGGAGACTGCACAGCAGGCCGCGTGGGATGTCGTTGCGCAGCACGCTCGCAGCAAGGCGCAGTTGGCGATGACGGCCCGTACGCAGCGTGCGGCTACCGTTCTCACCACCACGGGCAACTGGGGCGGCAACACGGTGGCAAACCCCACCGCGTCCCCGATTTCCGCCACGGGTTACTGGAACAGTTCCACGGCTGCGGATGGCAACATCCAGCACAGCATTCAGGCTGTCATGCGTCAGATCAGCCTGTCCACGGGTGGTGCGGTGTCCCCGAACCAACTCATCATGGTGATTTCGCCCATTGTTGCCAACGCCATTTCCAAGTCGCCGGAAGTGCGTGAGTACGTGAAGAACTACCCCGCCGCCCTTTCGTTCCTTCAGGGGTCGGATACGTTCTCGCGGTGGGGCATCCCGCCGACCCTGTTCGGACTTGGCGATGTCGTGGTGGATGATTCGGTCAAGAACACCAGCAAGAAGGGCAACTCCACCCAAACCAACTCGTACATCTACGGCGAGTCGGCGGTGTTCGTGTCGCGTCCGGGTGGGCTGGTCGGGGTGGAGGGCGCAACGTCCTTCAGCACGCTCCAGATGTTCGCCTACGAGGACATGACCGTGGAGCAGTTCAACGACCCGATGAACCGCCGCATTGAGGGGCGCGTGATCGACAACTCGGTGCCCACGCTGGTGGCTCCGGTTAGCGGGTATCTGATTGAGGACGTTCTGAACTGATAGGTGAAGCAGCGGACAACGGGTGGGGGGGGCTTCGGCCCCCCCTCCCCGGCTTCTGAAAGGCGGCACGATGGCATACGCTGATTACGCCGACCTAGAGGCTGCGCTGGATCAGAACATCATCGCGCAGTTGTGTGGCGACGCGGGCACGCCGATGCCGGGGCCGAACCCGATGACTACGCACGCGCTGGACCGGGCGACGGCCATCATCCGGTCATACGTCCGGGTCGGCAACATTTACACGGACCCGGAATTGGCTGCGCTTGACGCGGCCAACGATCCGTTGCTGGTCACGATGGCTGTTGACCTTGCGACGGAGTTCCTGTTCCAGCGGCGCGGGTCCAAGTTGACCCCCGCGATTGAGCAGCGAATCAAGCAGACGTATTCCATGCTGGAGGGATTGCGGGACGGCAAGATGCTGTTCGGCTCCGTGGGGGCGAATGCGGACGCGGGTACGCCCGTGGTCAAGGCGGTGGGTTCTGCCGTGACCGGGTGGTACAACCAAGTGTCCAACTCGCAATTCTTCCCGCCCCGCCGACCCACGGCCTATCCGTGAACTGGCGCAGCCGGGTGCGGCAGGCGTTGCGCGACCCGTCCGTGGCGGCGGGCATCGCGCAAATCGTCGCGTACTACATGAAGGAACACATCGACCGTTCAGAGGGTCGCGGCGCGGGCGGGCAGGCGGTCGCCTACGCCCCCCTGAAGGCGTTATACGGCGAGTTTTGGACGAGCAAGCCCGTGAAGGGCGGTACGGTGGTCAAGACCCGCCAAACGGCTTCAGGCCGCACGGAATACCTTGTGCGCGTTCCGGGCTACCGTAACGGCGGGCACCCCCTGCGGGACACCGGGCTGCTATACGGCAGTCTGACGGCCACGGGCAAGGCCAGTCGCAGCAACATCACGGTGACCCTGCGCGGCCCCAAATATGCGCTGTATCAAGACAAGGGGCTTACGACAAAGCGCACCAACTACATCCCCCTCACCCTTGCGGCCAAGCGCGGCCACGGTACGGGCAACGACCCCGGCAAGGAAGGCTTCGCGGAGGGGCGCGACTACCTGCTGGCTCGGCGGGGAGTCAAGGTGCCAGCACGACCGTTCCTCCTTCCGACGCGGCAAGAGATGACCGCTGTTGGAAAGAGCATCTATCTCGGACTACGATCCATCCTCAAGAGGACTTGACCCATGCCTATCGCTCTGTACGTCCCCGGACCCACCATCATCTCCGTTGATACGGCCAACAGCGGCACGTACACGGAACTCGGGCGGTCGGACAACGACAACCTGCCGTCCATCTCGTTCACCGACCATCGCCACGAAGTCAAGACGGTTTCCAGCGGCGCGGTGCCGGAGGAAATCGTCATGCAGAACACCGAAGCCATCGTGACTTGCGCGCTGGTGAAGTGGGATGCGGATGTCCTGACCAACCTGCTAGCGGACAACCGTGGCAATGCCTTCACCCCGGTTGTGGGGCGGCAGTTGGTGAGCAGCAACGGCTTCTTCGGTCTGCGTATTCGCTCGGTGGCAAACGGCAATCTCGCCTACACCTTTACCCACGCCTTCCTGCGTTCGGACGGCGTTTCGGATTCTCAATGGGGCAACCGCGAGCGCGTGCTTGCGCTGAACTTCCATTGCATCCCGAACCCCTCCACGAACCTTCTCTACGCCTACGCGACGGTTTCCTAATGCCCATCGAACTGACCGAAAACGACGATCCCATGCTGTTCGCCGTGTCGCTTCCCAACGGGCGACTGGTGTTCCAGTTCAACGAAGTGACCGCGACGCTTCAGGCGATGAACGGCGGGCAGAATCCCGGCGTGCCGGAACTTGCTCGCGCCATGCGCGAGGCGAGCCGCACGGCAGACGTAGCGAAGGACGCGACGGACGCGCAGTTGTTCGCCGCGTATGCGCGTGCAGCGCAGAGGGTGGAGCAGGCGGGAAACGGCTGAAGGCGGTAGCCCGGTTCGTAAGCGTCTACGGGCGACCGCCGACAGAGTTCGACAAGGACACGGCGATGGGCCTCATGGCGAACATCCCCGCAGTCGAAGCCGCGCAAGCACTTGTGTTTGCTCGCGCCATTTCGATTGCCTTTGGTGATGGCAAGCAGATGGCATCGACGGTGTACGCCGCGACGGGCAGCAGTCGGCTGGCGCAGAAGATTGAGATTGATTCCATGAGGCAGGCGCGATGACGAACACGGGCGAAATCCTGTTTGAAATGCGCGACCGACTCGCGGAGTGGATGCAGGAGCGCGGCTACGGATCGAATGTCTACATCGTAGAAGCCCCGATTGATGACATGGTGGGGCAGTACGCGGTGCAGATTGTCCCCGGCCCTGACACGGCGGCGCACCCGAACAGCGGTGTAGGGCTGATTCGGACGAGCGTAGACATGGTGGTGTGGTGGCGCGGCATGGCCGACCCGGTGATGCGCGGCACGTATCGAATCGCAGGAGGCGAAGGCATCCAGCAGTTCGCGGATGTCCTGCGCGAATGGCTGGTGCAGCGCACCTTCGGCGGTCGCATGGTGGTGCCGATGACGTTCCGCAACGGCGGCACGGTGCAGGCGGTGCCGGAACTGGAGGGGTGGCTGACCCTGAAGGACACCTACGAGTTCGGCTATGAGATGGATTGGGAGGTGAAGTAGCCGTGGAGGATCTAGGAACAATCAGCATCAACATCCGCGAACTTGGCGGCGGGGGCGGGGGTGGAGCGGGTAGCGGCAACGTCGGCGGTGGTCCGGGCGGCGGCGGTGGGTTTCAGGCAAACTACGGCAATCGACTGCTTGGCCCTCTCACGGCTATGCAGGAACGAATCTCACAGGCGTTCGGCAACATCGCGGGATTTGCAACGGGATCAAATCGCGTATTTAGCGACGTAAAGCGAACGGTGGCTTCGGGCATGGTGGCGATGCAGGTGGACCGCGCACGCGCTGCGGGCTTTGCGAGCAATCTTCGGGCCGAACTAACGGGTTTCCTGCGTGCGCCGACGATGGGCGGCTACGCGCAACTCATGCGCGAAGGCACGGCCACTAGTACGGTCATCAATGCGCTTGGCAAGACGGGCAAGGTGGTGGACAAGGCGTTGTATCGCCTGTCGGTGGTCGGCTCTGTCGCATCGGTCGCGCTTGCCGGGTTGCGTGCGTCAGCAGACTTCACGGCCAAGCGCGTGGAAGCGGTCGGCACTTATAGCGGGCGCGTGCAGTTTGAATTGCTGCGACAGCAGTTCCTCAAACTCGATTTGGCAATGTGGGAAGCCGCAGAGAACGGGAAACTGTACGCACGGGTACTTCGGACCCAAACGTACGAAATCCAAATGCAGGCGTTCTTTACCCGTGAACTAGGTCGATTCACTTCGGTACTGTCACAGGCTTTTTCCGTGCTTACGGGAATGTTGTATCACTTGGGAACTGCGGTGCTGTTCATCATGAACATTCCCTCGCGGATGGCGGAAGCGTTGGAAGAACCATTCCGATACCTGCTTGATGCCGCTCTGCCGGGTTCGGCCCTGTACGGGGTGCGCGAGATTCTGAAGTATCTCGGGTTCATTGAGGACAACACGCGCAAGACGAATGCGGTGGACCCAAACGATGTCAACGCATGGTTCCAAGCGGACATCCGCGCCATGACCGGAAAGGTGTATTGAGATGCCAAGCACACTCACCATGCAGTTGTCTACCGGGGCCAGCGCGACGTTCAACAACGTGCAGGTGGATGCCTACAACTGCGACCCGATCTATGCGGAAGGAACGCAGATCGTGACAGAGCAGAAGCGCATGGTGCGCGGAACGGCCATCGTCAATACGGGCACGACGAATTACACCAACTTTCTCAACACGTTGCGCGACTCGGCGGGCAGGCTGAATACTGCTTCGCTCACGGTCAACGGCCAAAGCCTGTTTGCGGCATCAACAGATGCACGCGGCTGGCCGACCGCAAAAGTAGAGACAACGGAAATCGTGGGCACGCAAACGGCGTTGATGCGGTTTGAGATTGAGAACCACGTGACGTTCAACGGCAATCAGACGGTGACCGCACACCGTTGGACGCAGCGGATGTCAATGGACGCAGCAGGGAAGCCGACACGCACCGTAAACGGCACGCTGCACATCACGCGCAGCACATCGGGAGGCTCCACAACTGCGCCGACGAGTCCCGCATCATGGACTGGGCGTGCGCCCTATGCGGACCTGTTCCGGAATGCGATTATTCCGCCCGTGCCGGGTCCGGGCTGGCGGCGCGAGGGGCAGGAGTTTGCGCTGGACGAGTTGGGAACGATGCTCACCTACTCGTTCACGGACAAGTGGCACACCCATGACCTGCCGGACGGTGTGAAGGTTGGCAACATGAACTGCGTCTACGAGCGGTCGATGCAGAATGCCACGCTTGCCACGATTCAGTTCTCCTGCGAACTGGAAGGCGAGCAGGGGTTGCAGAACATCACGGGCACGACAGGCAACCGGAAACTGGTCGAAGCGGCAGTCGAACTTGCCAAGACGCGGGTAGACCTGAACTTCCAGCAGACTTGGATTACACGACTTCGGGTTGAGGAACGCGAAATCCTGACCGGGTTTTCGATCCGGTTTGAACTAGACGCGATGGTGCAGCCGAAGGGCAGCGATTCGGCAAGCAGCACCAGCATCCTCGGGCTGGCCTACATGGTCGGCAACCAGTTCACAATCACGCGCACGGAAACACGGGAAGCCCCGCCGTACGGTTCATCTATGTTGGTCGATGGAGTGGAATCGCAGTATGCGATGCTTCC